CACCATTATAATAAAGATTTGCAGAAACATAAGCACCTGTGGATGGTCCCCATAAAGAAGCATTACCAACTTGATAGGCTTTATATGTTCCCCAAGCACTAGGAGTAACTCCAAGTCCTAGATTGCCATTAATATATGTTTGTCCATCACCTCTAACTGTAAATTGAGTTGAAGCACCATTATCAGAATAAAGGCTTAGTAAATTAAATGCAGAACCAGCGGCTCTACCTGCATTGGCTTGCAATACTGTACCTGTAAAAGTACTAGAATTAGTTGCATAAAATAAACCTGAAATTCCCCCTGCGTTAGTTGCATCAACACTAAAAGTAGCATTTGTGCCAAAAGCATTTGTATTTGCTACCATCAATTGACCAATATTAGTTAAACGCATCTTTTCAGCATTATTAGTGCTAAAAATTGTTGCCCCATTTAATACATTATTTAATGTGTAATTTGTACCATCGTGATATAAATATCCGCCATTACTACCATTAATATTGTTTGCTATCAATGATGTAGATGTGCCATTAACTTCTAAAATCCCACGATTTGCTGAAGCGTAAACAGCAGAGGATTCATTTATTAATAAACCACCACTAGCAAACTGTAAATTAGCACTAGAACTAAAAGCACTTGTACCATTTCCATAAGGTATATATCCTGATGTTAATGTTGTTAATCCTGTGCCACCTGATGCTACACCAAGAGTACCTGCCAATGTAATCGCACCGCTTGTTGCAGTAGAAGGAGTTAATCCTGATAGTGAAGTTTGAAATGTAGTAACAGCAACACCACTTAGTGTTGACCATTGTGGGGCTGTTCCGCTTGATGTTAGAATCTGTCCGCTAGTACCAATCGCTAGTTTAGATAAAGCTGTACCTGACGCATAATAAGGCAAGTCACCTGCTGTGTAGCTCGATAAACCTGTTCCGCCATTGCTTGTTATCAATGTACCTGCAACGGTAATTGCACCTGTGGTTGCGGTGTTAGGTGTTAAGCCTGTAGTGCCGAAGCTAAGTGATGCTACGTTGACGCTTGTGGCTTTACTTGCTAATAATTGAACATTACCTGATGCGTCTTTGTAGAATAATTTACCATCATAATAATTCAGGGCAAGCTCTGCACCTGTAGATGAAGAAGTTAAATTAGCCGCTGACGGTGTATTGCCTGTCGTTCCACTTGCATAAATTAATATTGGGGTGTACCCACTTTGTGCCATGTTTAACTCCTTTTGTTCATTATATCAATATTTTATTAAAATGCCCCACCTGCAACACCAACATTTGTTCCTGTACCACCATATAAAGTTCCGACAATAGTACCTTGCCAAGTTCCTGTTGCTATTGTGCCTACGCTTGTTAAACTTGAATTTACTACCGTACTATTTAATGTGGTGCCTGTTAATGTGCCTGCTGCCGCTGTTACTGTTCCACTACTTCCTAAACTTATAGATGTACCATTGACTGTTACAGAACTATTTTGTAATTGTGCATTAGTTACATTTGATAAAGCTCCACCTAATACAATATTACCGCTAGAAGTTACTGTTCCAGTTAAAGTAATTCCATTAACAGAACCTGTACCTGATACAGATGTTACTGTTCCTGAACCTTTGTTATTAAAAGTATTCCAATCCGTAGAGGTTAAATAACCACTTACAGATGACGTTGCTGCCGACATCGAAATAGTTGGGGTTGTACCACCGCTAGACACTACTGGGCTTGTTGCGCCTACTGAAGTGACATAAGTTCCTGATGGCTGTTTGTTATTAAATGTGTTCCAATCAGTACTACTTAAATATCCGTTTGTGCTTGTACTTGCCTGAGTAATGCTAATAGCGGGAGTAGTTCCGCCGCTTGACTGAATAGGGGCAGTTCCTGTTACTGATGTCACGGTTCCTACATTAATTGTACCACCTAAACTTACTGTATTACTATTAATAGTAATAGAACTATTTGCCAGTTGAACATTGGTAATCGTGCCACTTAATGCTGTTGTTGGAATTGTAGTGCTAGCAGTAAAAGCAGAAGTTCCATTTCCAATAACATACCCTGTTAAAGTAGTTGCTCCTGTACCGCCAGATGATGGGTTAAGCGTGCCTGCTAAAGTAATAGGACCACTTGTTGCGGTATTAGGAGTTAGCCCTGATAAAGTAGTAGTAAATGTGGTTACGCCGCCAGTTAATGAAAACTGTTGCCAACCAGATGCATTGTAACCTTCAAAGGTTCCTAAACTTGTATTGTATCTGAAAGCGCCGGTAGACCCTGTTCTTTGACCGGTAGTGCCATTAGGTACAGTAACTGAACCTGTTCCTGGAAATATAGCATTACTTGATATACTAATAGTAGGCGTAGATGTTCCGTCTCCGCCTACTATACTAATTTGATTCGTAGTTCCGGTAAGCACATTTGTACTTAAAGTCGTCCCATTAGTAGAAATAAAACCTGTTCCACCTAAACTAGCAAGTGCTAATGGCAAACCGCTTAATCCAAGTGTAGGGTTACCGCTTACGCCACTTCCATTCGTTACAGATAAACCAGCGCCAGTAACAGCAATGCTTCTATTAACAACGCTATTACTTGAATTTTTAATGATAAGGCCCTGAGATGCATTTTCTAATGAGCCTGATACTGCATTAAGGAAAACAGAGTATTGACCCTGTGCACCACCAGAACTTGTTCCAATTCCTAATCCACCTACTAGTCTTTGACTATTAGGCAAAGAAGGCTCATTATTAATGGTTAAATATGTCTGAGTCTGAGTTGGACTATTAACTAAGTTATAGACGGTTGTCTGTACTGTCTGCCCATTTTGGACAATTGGCACAAGTTCAGAACCACTAATAGGGCTAGGAGCTACAGGAAGTTGTGTTATTCGTACATTGGCCATATTCGTTCTCTACGGACTAAGGTTATCAAGATTTCCGTCCAGCGGATCTTCTGCTGTTTCAGGGGCAATACCATACTCCCCTTGAGTAATTGGTGTTTTTGGGTCTTGGTTGGGTGAGTTAACCACATTTGGATCTGTTGTGATTGCGTCTTGATTAGCAGCAATGTCAGCATCTGGTCTAGGAAAGCGAAGACTAATTTTTTCAGGCTGACGCATAGGCAGTCTATAAGGATCTTTTTGGTCAATACAACCAAACCGACAAACTCTAAGACCTGGTATGTTTTCATCTTGCTGTACATCATCATACGCTCTCTTCATTTTGCAACGGTCGCAAATTTGTATTGTTAGTACATTATTTCCACGAGTATCAAGCCACTTCAATTTGAGCCTCTTTTCTTTTTGCCCACCATGCTTTTATAGCAATAGAAGTATTTAATTTTTGTTCTTCAGTTTGCTTTTTTCCTTTTTTGCCTTTGCTTACAGCAATTCTATGTTTTTCTTTTGTTTCAGGTTTTGCCATTGCCTTTATCATTATTTCTTTAAATTTTTCTTTAGACGCATCATGAGATAATTGTTGTTTTTCAGACCACTTTTTCCCAATATGCGACTTACTTAAAGATTTTTTATGTTTCTCGCTTAATTTTTTACCTTTGTTCCAAGCAGAAACTCCTGTTAAAGAGATGTGAACCCCTTCTTCATTTAAATAAGACATTAATCTATAAAAAGCATACCCATCGCCTCTTTTTTTAAACATTTTATATCTTACGTAATGAGCGATTGCATGGTCAATTGGGTGCAACAATACAAGATTATCAGGAGAATCTGTTCCTCCAATATGTTTTGGCACAATATGATGATTATGAAAACCTTTTAAAAGATTATTTCGAGCCATAATTACCTCGTATATACACTAATGTTAGGTGCAAAGTAAATCGGAGACTTATCTCGTTCTTCTTGCTCAGCCATCATCCAATACTTCTCTGCTTGCTGTTCACAGTAAGCAATTCTAGCAGGATCAACTTGAGGTAACTCCATAGCCATTTGATGTGCTAGCATGTTCTGTATCGCTAAATACCATCTTTGAGGTATTTCTATAGAACCAGATAATGCACCAACATCTTGTACATATCTAGAACACCATGCCACAATCTGAACAGAATAAAGATTAGGCGTAGGCCAAAGTGTCATAGTAGGCTGTGGAATTGTTCTATTTAACCAATACTGTAAAGGATAGTTATTAGGATAGTTCTTATTCGGTAAATTAATGTAGTCATCACGGTTCATTCTAAACATCGGAATTTCTGTTGGATTTGAACCAAAAATAACTTGATAAAACCCCATGTTAGCACCGGATGTCTGTAAAATTCTCCAGTAAGGAGCAGTAACTGACGGATCTAAGTCATTGTAAATCCATTGTCCACTAACCCAAGAAGTAGTGTTTGGAGTAAGTAATGTAACCCAAGTAGAATTATCTTGAGAATATTGAATTTGATAGTTAACTGTTCCTGTAATAGCCGGAAAAATACCAATGGTTGCCATATAAATACCTTGTCCGGTTCCATTATTAATACCAATATAACCTGTATTGGTTGTTAACTGACAAATATTAGTATAGACACCATCAAAAGCATTAGAAACTATTCCTGAAGATGAATTAGCACCATTTGTATTAATCGTTAAATATCTATAGTTAGCACTTAATATATCATTAGTAGATGCAGGTAATAAGTATTCATATTGATCAGCAACCATGCCAATCACATTCTTTTGAATACACCAATACTGAATACCAAGATTGACTAAATTAGATAGTAAATAGTAAAGAGATTGCTTTGCAGCAAAGATTTGCTCTGATGTTAATTCTTCAGCTAGTTTTCCAGCACGACGAGCGCCACTATCAATTAGATTTTGAACTGTAACAACTGTGGTGCTAACTGTACCTGAAGTGCTCATTACCACCCCTTAATATCATATTTCTTCTTTGTCTGTCCACCGTCTTTACAATGCCATCTCTTAAGCGAAGCTTTTGCTCTTGGTGCATCGCCTTTAGCATGCTTCACTACCCCTGACATACGAGCACAAAAGCTATTATGTCTTGAACCTTTTGATTGAGGAGCTTGTAAATGACTGCCTGTTTCTTTATTAACTTTTGCACGTCCTTTTGCAGTAAGTCCTGCTCCTTGAGAAGTAGGCAGTTTTTCACCTTTCTTAATAGAAAGACGAACATCGCCACCTTGTTTCATTTTCTTAGACTGTGAATGTTTTAAATCATAGTCTGAAGGAGCACCTTTACTTCCGGGTTTACGCATATGCTCTCCTGACCCATGCTTGATACGTTCTTGCTTAGCATGAATATTCGCCCATAAACCTGGAAGCTTACCGCCGTCTTTTTTCTTTACAGACTTTTTTGTAGCATATGCAATAGCAACCGCTTGCTTAATAGGCTTTCCTGCTTTTACTTCAGTAGCAACGTTTTTGCTAAATGCTTGCTTTGATTTTGATTTGATCAAAGGCATAATTAGCTCCCTGTACCAACAGTATTATTATTGTTTTGTATAAGTTTACCTGTAATAATAACTCCTGCAGATATTGTTCCTGTATTTGTAACAAGTTGCCATTGAATATCGGTTTTTTCTGCATATAAAAACGGATTTGCTTGTCTTTGCGCTGTATATATTGATACAAACGGTTGTTGCAACACAACAAACTTAACGCCTGTAGTATTGTTAATAGCTTGTACTTTGTAAGTAACGATTGTGCTTCCGGTATAGCTATTTGATGTATTTACTTCAGCTAAGTCTAAATAGAATGTGTATCCTGCAGGTACTGTAAATACAGTACTTTGTGTTTTGCCAATTCCTACATTGATTTGAGAAACAATATTAGAGGATTGCTTTAATGTAATTGTACCTACGTTAGTAGTTTGCCCTGTTCCTGCCGATACTAAAACCATACTATTTACACGATAATAGCTATTCAGAGTAGTTACACCTGTAGTACCGTTCATTTGTAATGATTCTGATATTTGATTAAAGTTTGAATCCAATCCACTAATTAGCACTTTCGCAACAGTATCATCAGATGCAGAAGTGCTTACAAGAGTTAGTGTAGATGCATTTGTAATGTAAGTATAAGTTGTAGCATTTTCCCAAACAGGAATGCTAGTAGTTGTTACAGATGCTTGATAACCAAAAATATTGACTTGTTGATGACCATAAATTTGATTACGAGCAACTTGTAAATCAAATGGCTCATATGCACCACTACGAGTTACCGAAGAAACGATGTTATTACTCATATTAAATCTCCAAGTTAAAAGGAGGGGTTTTCACCCCAACCTTTAATAGTTACACTTACCACCTTTTTTATGATGCGTAGAAATCTTGCTATGATGCTTTGCATGACCTCCATGCTTCATAGGGTGGTGATCAATATGAGTATGCCCATGTTCATGCTTACCACCATGCATATGGTGCATATGCTTATGACCATGGTCATTATGACCATGAGTGGTGTGATGTTGCTTATGACCATGAGTAACATGTCCACCTGATTTGTAACCTGCAGGAGCTTGATGAATTTCGCCTGTCTTACCTTTTTTGGTCGGCATCTTTTCACCATCTTTCATATCATTTAGATATCTGTTGGCTACACTCTGAGAAACTGTTCCACCTTTAGCATACTTATGCATCTTACCACCGTGCTTATAGCCTACACCTTCAATGCCACCTGATTTAGTGTGAAATGATTTAGTTTGCTTAGCTTCAACAACTTTATCTTGCACGTCAATCTTTGGCTTTAATGTACCTTTAGTCTGAAAAGCATCGCCTTTAGCAGCTAGCCCACCACTTGCTTTATGCATCATCTTACCACCACGTTTCATTTG